GGCAAGCTTGAATCTGCGGATGACCTCGACTTCGATAAGCCTGCACCTGAGCAGATAAATGCGGAGCAAGAAGCTCTCACGCGTCCACCTGATGGTTACTTCCCGTTGGCCGGCGACGAGTCGGAAAGTCTAGCTGCTGCGCGTGACTATATGCACTCTCGCAACATACCGGAACGCGTGTGGCATGAAGCGCAGGTAGGGGCTTGCGCCTGGGGCATTTACGCTGGCCGCATCGTCATCCCTAACCTCATGCCTGATGGTAGCTGGTATGGGTACACCACACGCGTTTGGGGAAAGCCCATCGACAAGAAGGCTAAGTACAGATATCCCAAGGGATCGTGGCGCGGCAACGTCTTGCATAATCAGCCGGCATTGTGGGCGGACACAGCTGACGATGAGCACTTGTATGTTGTAGAGGGCGCTTTTGATGCTTTGGCGCTCTGGCCTCACGCTGTCGCTGTCATGGGAATGCCCAGCGAAAAGCAGATCGCGCTCATGGTCACCAGCACTCGCCCGTTGGTGGTGGTACTAGACGCAGATGCTTGGGAAAAAGGTATGGCGCTTGCCATGCGTTTGCGTCTAGAGGGATGCCGCGCAGGGCATGTGCGGCTGCTCGATGGCGCAGACCCAGATGAGGTAGACAGCGGGGAGTTGTGGGAAGCTGCAAGGGAAAGCTTGGTCAGTTTCTAAAAACCCAGCGTTGGGCAATAAGCCCTGTAGCATCACAGGCACCCTGACTAGTACCACCTCCACGCTACCAAGACGCGCGCAGCGTGTCAGGAGTTGAATTGTGGCAGAAGTAATCGTTTGGGCAGCAGGGGAGCCTCGCATCTGGTGGGCATGCCCCACATGCAAGGTTGAGGCTGGGATTACACTTTCCGCATCAGCCGCTGAGTTGCATTCCCGACTGGGCAAGTTTTTGGAGCAGCACAAAACATGTGCGAGCCTGGAGGCGTCATGGAGAAAATCGACTTAGAGACGCTGCGTTCTGAGTATCGTGCGCTAGAAGCAGAGGTCGAGCGCCATCGTGCTGCTTGGGTGGACGAGGCCGCGCGTGCCAACAAGCTGCTCTCTGATGTTGAGCACCTAACGGCTTTTTGCGAGAAGCTGTTTGGCGTTGCCATCACCAGCGCAGAAGACATTCGTAGCTATCTCGCAGTCTGCTATCACAAGGCGCAGGCAGCTGCAGAGCAGCCGTTTGAAGATGGAAAGCGGTTGGGCTTTTGGGAAGGCCGTAGCAGCGCATACAAAAAAGTGCAGGATCGAATTCAAGAGCTTCATGCTGCTGGCAGGCTTGAGAGCGGCGCATGGGCTGTGATGAACGAAGCAATTCAAAACCTAGAGGAGGATAGCTGGTATGCCCAAGATTAGGATGATCGTGATCGAAGGCGAGATGAGCGTAGATGACGCGCAGCGACTCGCCAAGGCGTTCTCTGCAGATGACGCGGCGTTTACAAGCGTCGCCCTGCCTAACGGCGTGACTGCTCAAGCAGCCACCATGAATAAGGAGGAAACCAAGCCGCGACCCCGTCCGATTGAGGTGCCTGTAATTGAAGAAGTTAAGACTGAGCCGGTTCCTGTGGTGGATGCGGTTTTGCCGCCTACGCCTGTTCCGGCTGCTGTCATGAAGGTGTTTCCAGAGGCTGAAGTGGTGGCGGCTGATGAGCCAACTCCGCTGCTGGAGACGCTGCTGGCATGCAAGCGGTTGGCAGGCATTCTGGAGATTCTGCAGCAGGCTGGGCATGCCGATCTGCCTGCGCTGATTGCGGCGTGCAAGACCTACCGAGAGCAAGTTCCCCTTCTCCAGCGGCTTGGCGAGGGCCTGGAGGATCGAGTCACTCGCACGTTTGAGGGTATGAAATGAGTGAAGTTGAGGTGAAGGAAGATGTTGCTGTCGATGCGCCGGCCAAGACGGGCGCTCCTGCCACGCATGCGGATATGTTCTTCCGCTATGTCGCTGCGCTCTGTGGGGCGGCGGGCGTGCAGGCGTTCACTATGGCGATTGCGATCCCGAAAGAGGATGGCACTAGCGCCATTCTGTCTGTAGCCCTTGGGCCGCCGACCGGCTCGCAGGAGTGGCGCGAGGAGATTGCGCGCCTGCTGGGTGATAACGCTACCAAGAGTGCGCTCTCCATCTCGGCTCCGGTTGAGGTCAGCGCTGTGCCTGACGCAGTACCCGCAGAGGTAGTCTAAAATGATTCGCAGCCTGCCCATCTTTCAAGCGCCACCTCCGTCTCCCTTGGGATCTTCTCAGGCGTGGCCGGCAGATGGTGCTTGTACTAGGTGCGCTCATTCAGGTGGCAAGGGCTCTACCTGTTTGGGACATCAAGGCGAGGTGGGCGGGCTGCTAATCGTAGATTCGTTTCCTACCATCATCGAGGCGCGCGGAAAGCGTCACCTTGCTAGCACTCTCGGTACCAAGCTGAGGCACATGGCTGAGGGTTCTGGGCAGCCGGTGGCCTATGCTCATGCGCTGCGTTGCGCCCCCAAGGGCGGTGTCAGTGCAGAATCGGCTGCGTTGCTGGTCCCGGCGCTGACCGAATGCTTGCCTTATCTGGCACATACACTGGAAGAAGTTCGCCCTACGCGTATTATTGCGCTAGGCGCACCTGCTATCTACTCACTCACAGGCAGTAGCGTTCCGCCCAGCACCACGCGCGAGGGCTTCTCTTGGGTGAGATTGAGCTATGGCTGGGTTCCAGTTTTCTACGGCATTGCTCCTGCATCTGCGGCGAAGAACAAGTTTCTAGAGGCGTGGCTGCTGGAAGACTTTGCCGCCATGCTTACCAGTGAGCCCCTGACGCCGCCTCCTGAGCCGGGGGAGACCTGGGCGAAGTTAGTAGTTGCAGAAAGTACCGCTCAACGGTGCCTTGAGGAAATGAAAACTTCTCGGTGGACTGCTGTGGATTGCGAGTGGGCCGGGCGCCCCTATGACAAAGACTTTAAGCTGCTGTCTCTAGCCATGACTCCATGCCCTACGGCATCGCCAGCGCTGGCTTACGATCATGGCGATGCTTGCTTGAACGCGTGGGTTTGGACTCAAGAGGCACTGCAAGATCCTGCCTGCGTGGCGCTGCTTACTGCATGGCTGCGCGATCCCAAGCAGAAAAAGGTCGGAAGCTACTTCAAGAGCGACACTGTCGCACTGCACGCGGCTCTGGGCATATGGACTCGTGGTGTCATCTTTGACACCCGGCTGTTCCGTAAGCTGATGGATGCCGAGGCGAGCGGCAAGCTCGCTGACATGGCGCATCTTGTTGGACGTGGCGGCCATAAGGATGAGCTTAAGGAAGCTATGCAGAAGGCCGTTGGGGAATATAAACGGGCACGCTCTAAGGGCGGACTGTTCAAGATCCCAATTCCTGGCATGGCAACGGCTTCTCATGCCGACAAGATTATGGCTGGCGCTGATACAGAGCAGTACGGATTTGCCTTTGTAAATCCAGAACTGCTGTATCGATACAATGCCGCCGATACGGTAGTGACGTCTTTGGTGGGCGGCTTGCTTGAGCGGCGACTCGCCGATGAACCAAAAGGAATGCAGCAAGTAGCACAGCTGACTGTGGTTCCTGCCAGCGATACTTACGCGCGTGTCGAGTCTTGGGGGCTTAAGGTCGATAAGGGTTCCCTTGAAACTCTTGGGCAATATCTTGATGTTCAGATTCGCGAGGTAGAGGATCGCTTGGCGCAGTACGGCTACGATCGTGACAACCCAAAGGGTGGCAAGTTCCTTCCAGGAAGCCCTGCTAGCTTGGGGCGCTTTCTCTTTGGAGAGCTAGGCCTCAAGTCGGAGCGCCTGACCGACACAGGAAAGCCTGCCACCGATGCGGAGGCGTTGGCGGATCTGGCGGATCAGCATCCCGTCGTGAAGGACATTCTGGCGTGGCGTGGGCTCACTAAGATGCGGGCATCCTATGTGGACAACATGCTGGGCTACATCCGAGATGATGGGCGAGTTCATCCATCGATCCATCCAGACGGTGCTCGCACTGGCCGCACAAGCAGTTCTCAGCCAAACCTCCAAGTCATGCCTTCAATGGAGTCAACTGACCCGGCGCAGGCTGAGATGGCTAGAATGTTCCGCGACTGTTTCGCTCCTGAGCCGGGGTATTCGCTGCTTGAGGTGGACTACTCCCAGCTAGAGCTTCGCGTAGCGGCAGACCTCAGTGGCGATCCGGCCATGCTGGACATCTTCATCAATAACCTCGACTTCCACATGCAGACGGCACGATTGCTGTCTAAGACGCTGTGGGGGCTGGAACCGGATCAAATAACAGACACGCATCGCCGTGAGGCGAAGCCCTTCGTTTTCGGCTTGCTGTACGACGATGATCCCTACGGACTCGCCATGCGAGTTGGCGTCAGCAAAGAAAAGGCAGCGCAGATCAAGGATGCCGTATTCGGCTGCTACCCGCTGCTGGGAAAGTGGATCAAGGAACGCGTTACCGAAACCTCACGCACAGGTCACGCTTGGACTTGGTGGGCTGGGCAGCCTGCGCGCAGGCGTCCTTTAATTGACGTTGCTAATCCCGATAGCCCGGCCGGCAAGACTCAGCGCCGGTCTTCTTGGAATACGCCAATCCAAGGAACCGGAAACGAGTACCTTGTTGCATCGGCCATCGAAGTTGTTAATTGGCTGGTAGAGGACGGCATTCCAGCTAAGCTGCTTGTCACGATCCATGACTCGATGCTGCTTGAGGTCCGCAACGACTGTATGTCCGAGGTGCGTGATAGGGTGCTTGCAATCATGAGTAGCCATCGCACCAAGAATGGCGTGCCTTTGGCGGCAGATGCCAAGTGCGGCTCGACCTGGGCCAGAATGCAGAAGTGGAAGGCGGGCCAGCCGTGTCCGCTGGAGGGATGTCGATGAGCGATGTGTCGCAAGATTGGAGATTTCGTTTCGTTGATACTGCTACCCTGCCGTATGAGCACGGAGAGCCGGCGCTAGACGGTGAGCGATTGCTTCGCGCGCTGCAGAAGATCGCTACCCTTCTTAACGTAGATGGCAAGCGTATCGACTGGGTGGAAGAAGCAGTGCAGGCGGTGGAAGATCGCATTCACTACACAGCTGCCATCTCCCGCAGACGCTCCGATACAGAGCCGTTTCACATCTTCCCTATTGAATCTGTGCGTTCGCTTTGCGGTACAGTGCGCCGCGACGACACCTGGAAAAGCTGGGCAGAGGGCTTTTCTGCTTCACATCCACCGATACACTGCGATGTCTGCTTGAATGCAGACAGCGCCCACATGAGAAGGAAACAGCAGTGAGTGAGTCGTTGATCGTAGAAGTTCGCCGTTTGCGAGATGCCCAAGAGGCTATCAAAGATCGTCTGGAGACCCTGCTGCAAATGCTGGGCCAATCAACTACCGGAGCAGAGGATGTCGGCGATCTTCTGGATGTGTTAGAGGATGAGCTTGCTCGTCATCTAGAAAATCAAGCAGCCTAGACATACGAGATCCAAAAGCCGTAGACGTGGGCAATAAGCCCTGTAGCGTCATAAAGGCACGCTAACCAAGGAGCAGAACATGATCGAGTTTGACGAGAGCTACGCACGAGATTGCGTGAAGCTGGAGCCAACTGCGCTGGAAGAGGAGTTTGTCCGCTACACGGGAGACTTTGCTTACTGGGGCGAGAAGTTTGCTTGCGCCAAGCAGGAAGAGTCTCTTGCCAAGCTGTCGCGAGACACGACTGCGGCAGATCTTGATGTCGGCGCGCGTGAGGCGCTCTCTGGCGAGAAGAAGCCCACGGAGGCTGCCGTTGCTGCTTGGGTGTCCAAGCACCCGGCCATGCAGGCGGCTGAGAAGGAAGTGATTGCTGCCACCTTCTCTGTTGATCGCGTGCGCGCCATATGGGAGGCGCTGCGTGCCAAGCGTGACATGCTGGTGGGCCTTGGCGCTCAGCAGCGTGCTGAGATGCAGCATGAGCCTACTGTTAAGGCGATAGAATTTTAGATAATCAATTAGTACGACCTCCCTGCGTAGTGCAGAGAGTTAACAGCGGGCAGGGCCAAAGGCCGCGCCAAGGAGAGAGGCAATGAGCAACCTGAGCAAGTGGGGCGAGTGGAACGATGAGGCTGCGGCACAGGACGCTGCAGCCACGCGCGCAGGGCAGAAGAGCTACATGAAGCTGGTGGAGGGCGATAACGTCATTCGTTTCCTGCCCCCGCGTCCTGGCAAGGGCAGCCCGTTTGCGGCTACCTACAGCCACTACATGGAGCTTCCCGACGGCCGCAAGGTCAGCTTCAACTGTCCGCGCATGATGGCGAAGCGAGCTTGCATTGTCTGCGCCAAGGGTGAGCAGTTGCGCAACAGTCGCTCTATCACTGACCAGAAGGCAGGCAAGCGGCTG